AGAAGTTGTTGAAGAAACTTTAGATAATGATATAACTAGAAATGGTAATGCGATAGATACCCAAATAATAGAAGCATCATCAGACGAGGGTACAATTTATCCTTATGGTGGTGTAAGAATAACAGCAAGGGTTATTTATGAATTTACTAGAGGGAGTGCATAATGGCTAAAAATGTTACTATGAAAAAAGGCGAAACTATTATAAAATGTTCAGAAGACCATGTAGAGCATTTTAAGAAAAATGGGTTTACTATAGGAAATGAAAAAGCAGTTGTTAAAAAAACTGAAAAAATAAAAGAAACTAACGAAGCTAACGATAAGGAGTTATAAATGGCTACACATCATGGAAAAGAGGGTGTTGTTACTATAGGTAGTGATACACTAGGTAATGCAACTGGATTTACTGTAGATACTACACAAGACGTTGTAGAAGATACACCTTTAGGAAATTCAATGAAATCCTATATAGTTGGTAGAGGTACTTATACAGCAAGTATCGATATGAACTTTGATGAAACAGATACAGCACAAACTAATCTAGTACAAGGTGCAGAACTTACATTTGCATTTTTACCAGAGGGTAATGCTTCTGGAGATAGAAAGTTCTCTGGAACTGGTATTGTAACTGGAATGTCAGTAGGTGTTACATTAGATGGTGTTACAACTAGAACTGTATCAGTACAAGGCAATGGTGGTCTTACTATCGGTACTGTGTAAATGACAGAACAAAAAATTGATTATTTTGATGGTATTAGAGACCATTTCAGTACCCTTGACACTCAAATAATTGAAGTACCAGAATGGGATTTAGTAGGCGATAAAGCTATATTTTGTAAACCTTTCAATATGCTTGAAAAACAAAAGATTTTTAAAGGTGCTAGTGGCACAGATTTAATTGTTTTGATTGATGTTATTATTGAAAAGGCATTAACAAAAGATGGTAATAAAATGTTTAATGGAACTCATGTTTTAGCTTTTAAAACAAAAGCTGATACTAATGTTATTGCAGATGTTGCCACAAAGATTATGGGAACTGGAAACACAGATATTGAAGATAATAAAAAAAACTTAGAAATGATGTAGAATTACATAATATTTTTGGGTTAGCAGAAAAACTACACAAGACTGTTTCCGAAATCTTGCAAATGTCAGTAGATGAGTTTAATATGTGGTTAGCATACTTTCAAATTCAAAGTGATGAACGAGAAAGACAAGAACGACTAGCAAAGGCTCAAAGATAGTGGCAACAAAACAAGTAAATATAGACATTATAGCCAAAGATAAGACCAGACAAGCTATGAATTCTGCTACAAAAGGTGTAGATGGTCTTAAAAGTTCGGTATTCAATTTAAAAAATGCTCTTATTGGATTAGGTGCAGGGGTTGCCATAAAGTCTTTTATAGATGTTGGTAAATCAGTTGAATCATTACAACTAAGATTAAAATTTTTATTTGGTAGTGTTCAAGAGGGTGCAAAAGCATTTGATGTTATGTCAAAGTTTGCATCTAGAGTGCCTTTTAGTTTAGAGCAAATACAAGCAGGTTCTGGTAATCTGGCGATTGTTTCAAAAAATGCAGATGAACTTGCTAAAATGCTTGAAATTACTGGTAATGTTGCAGGGGTTGTTGGTCTAGATTTTAGGACAACAGCAGAACAAATACAAAGATCATTTACAGCAGGTATAGCAAGTGCAGATATATTTCGAGAAAGAGGTGTTAGAGATATGCTTGGTTTTAGTGCAGGTGCAAAAGTATCTGCAAAAGAAACAGCAGAAGCATTTGAAAGACTTTTTAGTGGTAATGGAAAATTTGCAAATGCTACAAAAGATTTAGCAAAAACTTTAGAAGCCACTTTTTCAATGATTGGAGATACTGTTTTTAATTTCCAAAAAAAAGTAGCCGAAAGTTTTTTTGTTGGTTTGAAATCAGAATTTGGAGCATTAGATCAAGCATTAAAGGACAATCAAAAAACAATAGATGAAATAGCAAAATCTATAGGACAAGGGTTATCAACAGCAATTATTGCTACTGGAAATGCTGTTAGGGTTTTAAGTGATAATTTTGAAATTATTAAAACATTAGGTATAGCATTAATTGTAGGTAAAATGGCTACTGCTTTTCTTAACTTAGCTAAAGCAATAGGAACAGCAAAAGGTGCTTTACTTTTATTTTCTAAGGTTTCTAAAACTACTGTCATAGGTGCTTTTGTTGGAATTACTACTGCTATTCTTATGATGAATGAAGCAGTAGCAGATGGAGAAGAACCAAACAAAAAGCTGAATGATTTATTAGAAAAGAAAAAATTATTAGAATTACAACTATCCAAAAGTGGAAATGTTGTTAATCAAACATTACAAAAGCAAATAGAATTTATTAATGAACAAATTGATGCTTTCAAATCAAGTGCAACTGCTATGGCTATGGCAGAAGCAGGTAAACAAAGATTAATTACTCAATCAAAAGAATATCAAGATACACTAAAAGATGAAATGAAAAGACTTGCTGAACTAGAAAAGGCAAATCAAAAGTTTATTACTGGTTCAGAAATTGGACAAGCAAATCGTCTTGATGCAAGTATGACTGGTTCTGAACTTTCTGTCGGTGGTATTTCAGACCCAGTTGGAGCATTAAGGCAACAATTAGAAACCGAGTTTGAATTACAAAAAGAAATGAACCTTAAACATTTTCAAAGCATACAAGCACAAGATGAATTAGAAGTGGAACTTGCAAGAATAAAAGCTGATAAAGTTCTTAGAATTGCTAAAGAAACTGCTGAAAAAGAAAAAGCTATTAGGCAAACATTTATAAATGAACAATCAGCTATTATGAGGTCTGGACAATTTCAAGATTTAAAAATGACTGGATTAACCGAACAACAGAAAAAAGATATGATAATAACTGGTGGCAAACAGATTTTAAATTCTATGTCGCAAAATAATAAAAAGGCATTTCAAATAAATAAAGCCTTAAATATGGCAGATGCTTTTATGAATACTGCTACTGGTGTAACTAAAGCATTAGCATCAGCTAATATTCCTATGGCTATCTTAATAGGTGCATTAGGTGCTGTTCAAATAGCTACTATTGCCCAACAAAAATATCAAGGTAGACGTTTGGGTGGTCGAATGAATCAAGGTCAGCCATATATGGTTGGTGAAGCAGGTGCAGAATTAATTATTCCAGATAAACCATCAAATGTAGTTCCCAATCATCAATTAGGTGGAATGGGTAAAGCAGTAACAGTTAATTTTAATATAAACACAGTAGATGCTAGAGGATTTAATGAGTTATTAGTTAATAGTCGTGCTACAATAGTAAACATGATTAATAGTGCAATTAATGAAAAGGGTAATATGGCGATAATATGAGTGGTGCTTTACCAAATGTTAGATTTAATGCGATTAACGTAAAAATTAATCAAGATACTTTATATAGTGAAACCGATAGTGGAAAATCATTTACTAGACAAATACAAGGTCAAAGGTTTAGTTTTACAATATCATATCCACCAATGACTAGGTCAGAATTTGCACCTATCATGGCTTTTATAATGAAACAAAGAGCCAGAAAAGAAGATTTTACTGTTACATTCCCAAGCTATTTAAATGCATTAGGAAACGAAAGTGGAACTTTATTAGTTGATGGAGTTCATGCAGTCGCAGATACAACTATAGCTATAAATGGATTTGCAGGAGATGGTGCAGGTAGATTAAAAGCAGGTGATTTTATAAAGTTCGCACATTCTAAGGTTTATATGGTTGTAGAAGATGCAACTTCATCTAGTAATGCATCAACAGTAACAATAGAGCCACCTTTAAGAGAAGCATTAACAAATGATAGTGCTGTAACTTATGATGCAGTCCCATTTACAGTTCATCTTGTCAATGATGCTCAAGAGTTCAATAGTGGGCAAGTTGATAAAGATGGTAATTTGTTATTTGTTTATGAATTTGATGTTATTGAGAGTTTATAATGCCCAGAGGTTTAACAAGTGCAGTTAAAACGGAATTAGCAACTGGTAATATAGCACCAATTTTATTAATTGATTTTGGATTTGCTACACCTATATATTTAACAAATGCAAGTTTTGATATTACATCAAGTGTTTCTGGAAGTTCAAGAACATACCTTTCAAATGGACACTTGAACAAAGTTAGTGGTGTAAGCGAAACCAACAAACCAACTAAAAATACACTTCAAATATCTTTGTCTGCTGTTGACCAAACCTATGTTTCAATAGTTTTAAATGAAAACATAATAAATGATGATGTTCATATTTACAGAGGTTTTTTAGACTCAAACAGAACATTGATAGCAGACCCATTTTTGCTGTTTTATGGAACTGTTGATGAATATAAAATAACAGATGATACAAACACAGCGAATTTACTTTTAGTAATTACTTCACATTGGGGAAATTTTAGTAAAACAAATGGTCGTGTTACTACCGATAATTCTCAACAAAGATTTTTTTCTGGGGATAAAGGTATAGAATTTTCAGCACTTACAATTAAAGACATTAAATGGGGTAGGTTGTAATGGGATTTTCATTAAAATCATTAACAAAATTTGTTTCTGATGCTTTTGATTTTGTAGTTGATGGAGTTGTTGATGTTTTTGAAACTGCCGTTGGGTGGCTAGTTCCTACACCAGAAATACCAGATTTTTCACAAAACCTAGCAGAACAACAAGCAGGAGGTGTTTTAGTTAATAAATTTACTGCAAATGGTCATATTCCCATTGTTTATGGAACAAGAAAAGTTGGTGGTCATGTAGTTTTTTTAGAAACATCTGGTACAGATAATCAATATCTTTACATGGCTATAGTTTTAAGTGAGGGCGAAATTAATGATATTACTTCAATAGAAATAAATGATAATCCAGTTACATGGTCTGGAGATATTGCAGATAATACACAAATAACTGTGGGCAGTAGTGATGCTAATTTTTATGATGGTGCAAGTTTAATAACCTGCGAACCTCATTTTGGTTCAGATACACAAACAGCATCAAGTTTATTATCAACATTAAGTTCTTGGACAAGCAATCACAGATTAAGAGGTTTGGCATATCTTGCTATTAGGTTTGAATGGAATAGAGATAAATTTGGTTCATTGCCTACTGTTGGTGCTGTTGTGCAGGGCAAAAAAGTTTATAATCCTAATTTAGATGGAACTGTTACTGGTGGTTCTGGTAGTCATAGAGCAGATACAAGTTCAACATGGGAATATTCTGATAATCCAATTTTTCAGTTACTTGATTATTTAAGAAATGAAAGATTTGGTATGGGCATTCCGAATAGTTATTTTGATGCTAATTTTGCAGATTGGCAAGTTGCAGGAGATGTTTGCGATACAGATATAACACCTTTTAGTGGTGCAAGTACGATTGATTTAATCGATAGTCATACTGTTGTTGATACATCAAAAAAAGCCATTGATAATGTTAAGGCATTTATAAGAGGGTGTAGGGGATATTTAAACTTTACTGGAGGTAAATATAACATATTAGTTGAAACTACTGGTTCAGCATCAATTACATTAACAGAAGATAATATTATTGGTGGCATTTCAGTTTCCAGTAAAAGTAAAAATTCCAGATATAATAGAGTTATTGTTAATTTCATTAATCCAGATAAGGGTTATCAATCAGATACAGCACAATTTCCACCAGTAGATGAAACTGGGGTAGCAAGTGCAGACCAACATGCGACTATGAAAACAGCAGATGGAGGGTTGCTTTTAGAGGGTAGGTTTGATTTTTCTATGTTTACAAGCCCATATCAAGCCCAAGAGATGGCAGAAATCATTTTAAGGAGGTCTAGGTCTAGTTTAGATGTTTCTCTAATGGCAGATGCAACAGCTTTAGATTTAGCTATAGGCGATTTAGTTAATATAACTCATGCAACACCAAGTTTTTCTGCAAAACCTTTTAGGGTTCAAGGAATGAGTGTTAATAGTGATCTGACTGTAAGTTTACAATGCACAGAACACCAAGACAGTTATTATACATTTGGAACTCAACAAGAAGTAGCATCAATACCAAACACAACTTTACCGAATGTTTTTTCAGTTCAGCCACCTGCAAGTGTTACTTTGTCAGACCAATTAATTCAATATAATGACGGAACTGTTATTGTTGCATTAGATATTTTAGTTGGTGCAAGTCCAGATAAATTTATTGATTTTTACCAAGTAGAATATAAATTAAGTTCTGAATCTGATTTTATTATTTATGCTCAAGGTTCTGGTCTTAATCATAGGGTTTTAAATG